ACCCTTACGGAGACGGCCCGCACGATCGACGTTGAGGCGTTCGGGTCGCGTCTGGTCGAGGTTTACAACACCGGCTACGACGCGACCGTCACGGTTGAACTGAACGACGCCAGCGACATCAACTTCGGTCTGCTTGAAAACGGATCGACGATCACTGTGTCGGGCGGCTCGGGCGGTTGGTCGTTCCCGGCTGTTGTCACAGGCATTGCCGAAACCTTTTCCGTTGACGGGGTCGCTACGTTTTCGGTGGAGTGCAAGATGACCCGCCAAGGATTGGGGTAGCCAATGCGTGAGTTCAAAGACGATGAAGGAAGGCCGTGGCGACTGGCGCTTACCGTAGCGTCGGCGCTCCGCGTCAAAGACATGGTGTCGGTCGACGTGACCGACGAGGACGGCACCAGGCGGACGGTGCCGTTTGACCTGGTCGACGCCGCCTCGATCTCGCAGACGTTCCAAGTGCTGCGAACGCAATACGCCAAGATCGGCGAGACGCTCTACGCGATCCTCGTGAAGCAGGTCGCGGAGAAGGGGCTCGACAAGGAAGCCTTCCTCGAAGGGCTGCGGGGCGATGCTCTCGACGCGGGCGTCAAAGCGTTGGAGGCCGAGCTTGTCGATTTTTTCCCGCCGCGCCTCCGCAAGATGATCGGGCTTCTCGCCGCCAAGATGGACGAAGTGGCAGGCGAGATGCTGACGAAAGCGGAGGCGGGTCTGGAAGCCGCGAGCGCGGAGACGCTGATCGCACAGTCTGGGACACAGTCTGGGAAGCCGCAGGAATCCTCGGCGTCCACCCCGGCAAGTGGACTCTCCGACAACTCCTCCTCGCTAGAGACAGCCGACTAGAGCACCAGTGGTGGCACACGGCCAACCTCATCGCGCAACAAGCCAACATTCACAGAGACAAGCACAGCCCCAAGGCCGACCCCCGAAAGTTCAACCCGTTCGCCAAGAAGACGAAGCCCAAGGCGCGAGAGGCAACTCCCGAGGATCTTGAGCGGCTCTTCGGCAAAGATTGGGCCAAATTCGCATGAGCGCAGGAGCAGTCAGAGCGGGCAGTGCGTTCGTCGAGATCGGGGCAGACCCGCGCAAGTTCTTCGCTGCGCTGAATCGCATCAACAAAGCGATGGCCAATATGGGCCGCTCGATGGCCGGTGCGGGTGCGAAGATCGGCGGCATCGGCGTGGCGACGCTCGCGCCGTTTGCGGCTGCGGTGCGGCAAGGGACGGCATATCAGTCAACGCTGTTGAATATCCAAGCGTCGACCGGGGCGACTGCCCAGGAGCTCGACCGTCTCAAGGCGGCATCCATGCAGATGTCGCAGGCGATGGGCGTCGGGCCGACGCAGATCGCTGGCTCGTTCCTCGAACTTCTCAAGGCGGGCATGAGCGTCGAGCAGGTGCTCGGCGGGGCAGGGCAGGCGGCGATTGAGTTTGCGACGGTCGGCCAGATGGACGTGGCCGAGGCTGGCGTCGTTATGGCTGACGCCATGAAGGTCTTTGGCGTGACCGCTGACGTGGCGGCCAATGCGATCTCATCGGCGGCAGATGCTTCGAGCACGTCGATTGCCGGTCTGTCGCAGGCGTTCTCGCAGGTGTCGGCGGTCGCCGCTCTGGCGAATCAGTCGATTGGCGACACGTCGGCAGCACTGGCGATCCTTGCCAACGCTGGCGTGAAGGGCTCCGACGCCGGCACTTCGCTCAAGACGATGCTCCTGCGGCTTATGGCCCCGGCAGACGAGGCGGTCGGGGCGCTGGCCTCTATCGGCCTGTCGGTTGCTAGCTTCCGCAACGCCGACGGCTCCATGAAGCCGCTCGTCGACATCATCGGCACGCTGAACGGCGCGCTCGGCGGGCTCGACCAGGCTGCGAAGGACGACATCTTCCGGCAGATCTTCGGACAGGATGCCATTCGTGCGGCTGCGATCCTGACGAGCACGGGCGTTGATGGCTTCAACGACATGACCGCCGCGATGGGCGGGGCGATGTCGGTAGGCGACAAGTTCAAGACGATGATGAGCGGGCTGGCTGGGGCTGGCGGCACCATCGTGGCTGCCCTGGAGCGTTTCGCCATCGCTATCTCGGACGCCGTTGGTCCCGCCTTGATGTCTCTCGCAACGCCAATCGCCGGACTCATCAACGGCCTGACCGATTTCGCCACCAAGAACAAAGAGACGGTCGCGACAATCGCTAAGTTCGGCGTGGCGGCGGTTGCAATCGGCGGCGCGCTCACGGGGCTGGGCCTGTCGCTCCAGGCGGCGAGCTTTGGATTCGGCGGAATCCTCAAGGCGGTTGGCGTTGTCGCCGCTCCATTAAACGCAGTGGCAAGCCTTGCGTCATTCGTGGGCATGTCGTTCTATAAGGCGATTGCTGGCGTGTTGGCGTTCTCAACGAAATCCGTGGCCGCAGCGGTCGCAAGCGGTGCGGCTTGGGTGACGGCCAACGCTCCGCTGCTCATCCTGCTTGGTCTTCTCGGGGCTGCTGGTGCCGCTGCGATATACGCGGCGGGCGGGTTCTCTGGCATCGCCGACGCGATTGGCGGCGGGCTCAACCAGGCGGCGGCTGACGGGATGGTCGTTCTCTCCGATCTCGCCACAACCGCCACGACCACATTCAACGGCATCTACGCTGCCATCAGTGCTGGCGACCTCTCTGGTGCGATGGACGTTCTCTGGGCCGGGCTGACCGCTGGCTGGCTGCGTGGCGTCGAGGCTCTGATGGGCTACGTCGACCCGTGGGTAGCCACGTTCCAGAATGTGTTTACCTACGCCGGGACCGAGATCGCCGTCGTCTGGGAGAACATGTGGACGGGGCTTTCGGCCACGGCCAACACGATCGGGGCGGCCCTCACGGGTGCCTTCGACAACATCATCAACGGCGTCTTGAAAGCGTGGGACTCGCTCGAAGCCGGGATCCTCAAGTCGTGGAATTACATTCAGTCGTTTTTCAAAAAGGGCTTCGATCTCAAGAAGGAAAACGAGAAGGTCGACAGCAAGATGAAGGCTCGCGCCCGCGAGCGTGAGTTAGCCCGGCCTGGCGTCGCTGGTCGCATGGCGACGGCTGCCGCCGAAAACGAAGCCGCAGCCGGGGAGTCACAGGCTCGCGTCGATGCCATGAGGGCGGGTGCTGACGCTACCGCACAGGGCAGATTCGACGAGAACGCCAGCCGGGCCGAGGCACGCCGGGCCGCGACGATGGGAGCCGAGGCCACGCTAAACGACCTCGTCAGGGGGCAGGCGGAAACCCGAGCCCGTGGTCAGCAGGTCGACGACCTCGGCGGCAGTATCGCCAACGTCGGCTCTCTCGACGGTCTTCGCGGGCTGGCCGACGAGTTCCACACGCTCAAGGCGATGGGTCGACTGACGAGTGAGCAGGAGGGCAAGCTCGCCGAGGCTCTCGACTCGGCCACTGAGCGGCTCATGGGCGAAGGGGCGACGATCGACCCGGCAGAGAAGGCACAGCAGGGGGCAGGTGGCGCAGGCGTCGCCGGCCCCAGCCAGGCCGAGGTGGCCGGGACGTTCTCGTCAGTCGCGCTGGGCGGCATGGGCTTCGGCTCATCGCTCGCACAGAAGCAAGTTGACCTGCTTGGCAAGATTGAGTCGAACACGCGAGTCAACGACGAAGGCTTGGTAGGAGCGTAGTAATGGCCCAGTGGATCGAAGATAACGCCTCGCGCTCCGCGACGATCTACCGTCTCGGCAAGAAGGCTACGTCCACGATGACGCGGTCCTACAAGGTCTTCGGCTACACGGACGATGTGGCGCTGCACGCGGACTGCAACCAGCGCATCAGCGGGCTGCTTCAATATTGGCAGTACCCAGGTGCAAACGTCCAACTGCGGGCCGAGTCTTATTCGGTCGACTACCTCGGCGATGACGCATGGCACGTCGAGATCCAATACGAGAAGATCGGCGCTGACGCGCAAGAGCCAGACCCGCTGCGGCGTTCGCGGTCGTTCGACACCAGCGGCGGCACGTCACACATCACGCAGGCTGATGGCGGCAAAATCACGTCAACTGGCGGCACGACGACGCGAACCGGCACGGAGCGGCGTTTTCCGTCATCCGCCCCGAGCATGGACTCCGCAATCGGCGTCGATGACAACAGTGTAAACGGAGTCGACATCGTCGTCCCCGCCCTGACGTGGACGGAAACGTATGACGTAAAAAGCACCTACGTCACGAGTGCCTATATCAAGAGCGTCGCGGCCCTGACCGGCACGACCAATGGCGCGGCATTCAGGACGTTTGACGCTGGCGAGGTGCTCTTCCTAGGCGCGAGCGGCTCGCAGGAGTGGGACGAGCAGAAGGGCGACGGCCCGTGGTCGCTGTCGTTTAAGTTCGTGGCGTCTAAGAACCTGACCGGCCAGACGATCGGCTCGATCACGGGCATCGAAAAGAAGGGCCACGAATATCTCTGGGTTCGCTACGAGAGTTCGGTGAGCGGCAGCGACTTGGTGAAAAAGCCGAAGTACGTTTACGTCAACACGGTCTACCGTGAGGGCGACTTCTCGGGACTCGGCATCGGGGCTTCCTAATGGCCCGTAACGACGGACGCATCGAGGCTGGGCAGAAGCTCGCCGGGGCGATCTCTGCGAAAGCGTGGAACCGCGCGCAGGACGCAGCGGATCGCGTGCTCGGCGTCGGCACTGGGATCACGGGTGGCGGCGCGACCGGGGCGGACCCCGCGCCCAACATCGTCCTCATCAAGAACGACAGCGGCGCCGACGTTCCGTGGCTGGGCGTGCTTGGGATTAGCGGCGTGGAGATCTCTCCCGTTGGCGGCAACCTCACGGGTGACACGGACGCCGACAGGAAGGCAAGGGAGTTTGCGACGCGGCCTATTCTCACTGGCGTGACGCCGACTACTGCGCTTTCGGAGTCCTTCGTCGTGACTCTAGAGCCGATCGCCAGCGGCAAGGTCGGCCGGGCCGCAGTGAGCGGGGCTTTCGCGTGTCGCGTCAACGTGACCAATGCGTCGCATCGCTTCGCCGTGGCGAAGAACGGCGACGCCGCGCAACTCGCCTCCGCTGCCTGCGGCGTCTTGCAACTGGTCTGGAAGGAAGCCGGGACGGGCGCGAATAAATGGGCCGTGGGGGTGATGTAAATGGCGCGACGTGGCAATTGCTGCCGGTGCAGTTGCAGTATCGAGCCTGTCTTCGTGGGCGTGGACGGATTCATTGAGCCGCCGCCAGGGTTCTCGCAAAACGCCCCGCTTCCTGAGGCGGCCGTTGCGGTTGCCGCCGATCTTATTCGGGCGCTGCCTGCCGTAATTGACGGCACTACGCCGCAAACGTCTGAGCTAAAAGTCTGCGCGGACGGCATTGGCTGCGGCGTGCTTTCGCGCGTTATTGTTCCGCCCGTGCCGACTGAGACGTATAACGCTGGCTACACAATAGTGGCGGGTGTGAGGGTCAACTCAACCGGCACGACGCCAACTACTGCCGTGTGGACGTGGCCGAGTAACTCGTGGAGTATCTCGCTTAACGGCCAGTCTCGCCGGACAAACCGTGCGGAGTTGTCGCTTCTCATGCATCGCGAGAGCGAGCCTCCTCTTGCCACAGTGGCGTCGTTTTACAGGCGAGGGGCGGCGTTTAGTTTGCCGCTTCCCCCGCCGCCCAAGCCGATTGACTTGATTCGCACGCAGCAAGGGTTGCACGCGCAGGAATCATTCGCCAAAAACCTTGATGGATTTCAGTCTCTCCTGAACGAGCCCGCGCGGTTTTACTTCCCGCTCGCGACAGTTACGCGCAAGGCCGCAATACAGAAGGTGGACATCTACTGGCGTCCTTCTGAAATTGTCTCCATTTCGCCGGGCGGGCAATTTCCAGAGCAAGGCCGTTGGGGAGTGGTCTACCTCACTCTCAGCGACAACAAAATCTATCGCTGGAATGACGAGTCTCAGGACTACGAAGAAATCGACGCCACGCTCGACCCTAGCGGAGCCCTGTTTAAATCGGTCGAGAACCCAAATTTCGCATCGTCGCTCAACGGCACCTTTATCAGCAGCGCCATCTCTGCGGCAACGAATGAGGAGGGCTCGTACTTCATGTGGGTGACGATGTCGCCTAACACGTCGCGTCAGTTTTTTTACCCGCTCAGTTTTGTTGTTGACAGGACGCCGCCGCTGGCGACTCTTGCGCAGACGCGCGACTGGTTTGCCGACGAGGCTGGCTTTGCGAACGTAGCGGAACCTCTGTCGCTGACGCTTGAGGTCACGGAGCCTTGTGGGATAAGTGGGGCGATCGGCGTCCAGCCTGCGTCGCTCGCCGCTGGCGAGCACACGCGGCAGTTGCAAGGCGGACCATACAGAGATCGGGCTGGAAACGATTTGCCGCACACGCCCTCGGCCGCGTTTACGGTCCACGAGAAGCCGGACGACGACCGCTACGGTGCCATCGCTAGTTTTGTTATGCCGGCCGAGCTTAGGCTGCCGCCAGAGACGACCTCGCTTTACGAATCTGGCGTGACGCAGCTTGTGCTACGGTTCGACCGACCTGTCTGTGGGCTCACGGCAGGCAACATTCTCATCGAGAAGCTGGCCGGGCCGGGCTGGGTGCGAACGGCCATTGGCGAGGCGGGCTACGAGATCACGCCTGGAACCTCTCGGAAAGAGTGGATCATCACCATCCTTGAGGAACAGCCGCCAAACTCGCTTTGGTATGCGACGTTTCGCCCGATCCGCGCTGGAGCAAGCGGGCCGAATGTGTTTGTGGTTCCGCCGG